GGACTTACCTTCTTGACCTTTCTCTTTTACTTTAGTTAAAAAATCATAAATTGTATTACGACATTCTTCAATACTAAAGACAGGTACATATTTTACTTTACTGACATCTAAACCTAATGCTGCTGCACCATCTTTATCAATAGCATTTTCACTATCGAATATAACTGGTATTAAACCTTCTTTCTGCGCATTAGCAAGAATCTTTTGTAATATAAAACTCTTACCAGTCATACTCGGACCAGCTAAAAGGGTCATTCTATTCTTAGGTATACCACCAAAAAGAGATCCTGAAACTATACCATTAAGTACCATTGAACCAGTATCTAACCAACCATCCACATTACTTAAAGCACTTTCATTTAGGAAAGATGCATATGGATTAGACTTATCTATTACAGATAAAATATCATCTATTTCTTTACTCATATACTTTATTATAGTATATGTTTTTTATTTATCAATAAATTCTTTAAATTTATCAGCATCTTTTAATTTTTCAAATTGCATTGTATGCTCATAAACATTAGTCCACCTATAAATATCCCATTGCCATTTATTAAAATTTTCTTTACAAAAGTCTGTATATTCCATTTCCCAATCAGAATGAAATGGTACTGAAAAACCGTAAGATTTCCATCCTAATTTATAATCCCATATTTCTTGTGGTGTCATTATAGGGAACCTCTCATATATGAGAGGCTATTTTTTATTTATTTTTCTACTCCTTCCAAAAAAGTTATTAAATTTTTTGGAGATTTAATTTTTTCAAGTATATCACCAGTTATTTCTACTTTAAACTCATCTTCAATTTCTAAAATTATATCCATCATAGTCATTGAATCACAACCCATATTTTTGAATTCAGAATTTAAATTAAATTCATAAATCGGTTCAATATAATCTAAAATAATTTTTTGAACCTTTTTTTGGATTAACATATATTATTCATCAAATAGTTTAATAACTTCAGGTTCACTTTCTGGTTGATTAGCAGGTACTAAAACTGGGTTTACTATTTTTTCATATTGTTCGCAAATACGAGGTTCAATTTTAAATTGTGTACCAATAGCTATATTTTTCTTATTATAGGTAAAATAGTTAGATCTAGTACCATCTTCTTCTGGTGAAACAAATTCTTGAAAGAATAAAGGAAATAATTGAACAGCCATTTGACCATTTTCTCCTTGTTGGACCGTAATCATAACAGGATTTTTTGCAACTAATTCATCTGAAGTTTCGCTTCCAATTTCTGCAAAAAGTGCACGTCCTGCATTATCAATAAAAGTAGTATATTTTTTGTCTGACATACATATATTTTAATAACTATTTTTTATAATTCAACTTAAAAGATCAAATAAATTAGTTTGAACTGCATTACCAGGCTTTTGTATAGACCATTTAACATTTTCATAAAATCTTTCTATAACTGCGTATAGATTTTTTTCAAACATCTTATCATAATCTACGTGAAATATTTTTTTAAATTCATCAGGGTAATAATATTTGTAAGCTAAACTTGGTAAGTTATAAGGATTAGGCTGTTGTAGATAAAAATATCTCACTTTATCACCGGAACTAATAGTTTCATATTCTTTTTCTATATTAAACTTCTTAAGTAATAAATTATGATAATAAGCTGCTTTAACATGTATAGGCATGCCTTTAGCAGTTTTCCAACCATCACATTGACCTGCATATTTTTCATAACCTTTTAATCCGGAAACAAACGTTATATCTTCAACTGGTAAGTCTTTAAAAATTTTATAAGTTTTATCTAGTACTGCATTCGTTTCAGTTATACTTTGAGTAGATAACATAGTTTCAATTATACCTTTAACGTGAGGTTTAATTGCATCAGGCATAGTACTTCTTACTACTTCTACCCCTGTATACTTATACTTATCAGTAGGTATACCTTCATCATCTAACACATGTATAACATAACGTTTTTTCTGCAAAAAGATACCTACATCAGCTATCATTTCACGTTTAAATACAAATCTACAATCTTTAGAGTTTAAAGCTTTACTACCCCATACTTTAATTTCATCATTTAAAAAATCTTCAATATTCTGAACTTCATCATAAAATTCTTTAGTTAGTTTTCCATTATTATCAGTAAAAGATAATCCAGCTTTAATCAAAGGTTTTACTGAAATATAACTACTATCAGTATCGTTATATATAATACAATCATTAAGAGTTTTTTCGTCTTCTATACCGGTCTTTTTCTTAATATATTTTTTAAGTAATTCGTTAGACATCTTAATAACTGATTGACCAGTTAAAGTAATTGAAGAAGCTATATCATCATCACCAAAAGGTGCATGCTTATTACCAAAGTAACCATATATAGAATTAATTAAAACTTTTATACATAACTGCTTTGCATCTAATTGTTCTATTTGAAACTTAAGTTTTGTATTTTTATTTTTTAAATATTTTTTTCTTAATTTACCTAATTCTTTTTTAACCTCTACTCTTTTATTATAATAATAATCTAAAATCTCAGGCATTACCCCTTTCTTTTTCTGAGTAAATAATACGTTAGCTTTACTTATTGCTATTTCTTCTTTCTTACAAAATAGTAAAAACTTCTCATGAGTTAAAGTAAATACTTTACCGTTTGCATGACGTATAACTATTTCATTATTATTTTTATCCTCAATCTTACCAACTTTAGTCTCTGGAGACATATTAAGAGATATCATTACATTAGGGTATAGAGAGTTAGCATCAAATGATATTATATTTTCTTGAAACCCCTGCAAAGGTTCACCAACATAAGCCCCGGGGTTCTTGCCTGAATCTTCGTTTCTTATAAATGAAGGTACGCATTGATTTCGCCTTCTTGATATAACTGCAGTAGCACCATTGATTACTGAAAGAGAACCCATAGCAGCTTCAAAGGTAGTTAACCCTACATAAGCTAACATCTTAATAAGTTCTGTATATTTTAACTTATCTTCAAGCTTAGTTAAAAGTCTAACGTCTTGAATATTATATTCAACAAACGTTTGCCAATCAGTATCTGATAAAGTAGCTAGATTCATATTACCAAAATCTACTTTCTTCTCACCTAACTCAGCTTCACCAATAGCATCAAGTTTATAACTTTCTTTTATACCTACTGAAAATCTTTTATATACATCAAGGTAATCAATTAATGAAACTCCTTCAACATACCATCTAGTCTGCTCTTGACCAAACTGACCCCGTATAGTTCTACTATATACATTCCCTGAAGGAGATATTCTATTAGTCCATTCATCCCCTAGTATACGAGTACATCTATTTAAAATATAAGGCAAATCAAAAAACTCACTATTCCAACCTGACATTATATCCGGGTAATCTTTTTCTATATACTCTACAAACCTCATAAATAGTTCTCTTTCAGTAGAACATTTAATATAAGTTACATCCTCATCTTTATTATTAAAATCTTTTAAACCAAAAGTATAGTAATGACGATTTAAAGAATCAAAAACTGTTATAACGTTAACAGTATGTGTAGGATTAGCAGGTTGAGGAAACTCATCAGGTGAATAAGTTTCAATATCTAAAAATAATACTTTAATAGGATTTTTACTAAACTCAGTTTTTTCATTTACTTTCCAAAAAGTATCAATTAAGTACTGCTGAACTGCAGGTTGATTTTCAAATACTCTTTTTACCCCAGTATCTTTAATATACTTGTATCTATCATATTGGGTCCTAAAACTTTTTTTAATTAATTTAGTACCATAAATAGATTCATAATCACCTTTACCTTCAACGTAAAGGTATGGATCATAAGAAGTAGTTACCTTAATTCTTTTACCTTCTTTGTTCCAAGTAAATAAGTTAATACATCTTTCTCGAGGGTCATAGTATATATTGCGGTAACTCACAATACAATTATATGATAGTTCCTAATTATATCTACCAAGATTAACTCTTTTAGGATCATCTACCGCATACTGATATAATTCTAAATAACAATCAATATTTTTATCATCTTCTAACCATCTCGTATTAGCGTATTGACGAGCTTTTTTACAAATTGATTTATAACGTTTTCTATCTTGTAGAGTAGTTTCAATTTGGGCTATCATATCGTCCCCAGTTTTAAATTTGATCGGCGCATTCTCATAGGTAACTAAATCTTGACAAACTATCGGTAATCCTAAAGCGCAAGCTTCAATATATTTTAAATCAGATTTAGCTTTATTGAATGTATTATCTTGTAGTGGGGCTACAATTATATTAACATTTAAATCAAATAGGCCTTGACCATATTCAAATAGCCTTCTCCACGGATGAAACTCAACTTTACCTGATTGTACTAAATCTCTAATAGGTAATGGATGAGCTCCTAAAAACACCCATGTATACTTGTCAATAGTTTTTCTAATAACATCATTTACATGATAAAAATCATCTTTAAATTTAACTCTATTTTCTATATCAAAGTGTT